TGCTGTGACCTGGACAACTAATTTGTTTGTTACATTATTCCCAGATGTTCCTGCACCGGTCACAGTTATAAATTGACCTACCTTAAATCCTTGAGTTACAAAGTCTCCGGTTGAATCTGTTATTCTATCGTTATGCTCTAAACCTGTGTCAGAAGGATCACCTTCAGCAAATCCAATCGTATCAGCAGTATAGCCTGGTAGTAACTCAGTTCTCCCATCTGAATTTTCTTGAACCGCTGCAACAGCTACTGTCGCACTTGTAATAGAAGATATCTTAGCATAACCTTCGTGAAGCTTTATTATTCTGCCAACATCCGTTGCGACAAACAAACTAGCACTAGCTGTAATGTTTGGGTTTCCGGTACTTGCGCTAGCAACTAATGTTGTTGTTGTACTATTCTCATCTTGCATTGGACCTCGCCTAAAGGCCACTTCAGCAATGGTCCAGGCTGTATGACTTGACCGGCTGATTACTCTAGGGGAATAATCTGGATGAACCAGGTACATAAGATCTGCACTTTGCGTAAATTTTATAGCGCTTAAATCACTTGTTCCATATGGTGTGGCAACTTCTACTGCCGAACCACTACTAACAACCTGTCCACCATCTTTATAAATTCTAAAATAATTATGACCAAACTCCAGGACATATGTTTGTGTTACTGAAAATTCAAATGGTATTAATCTTGTAGCGTTTGCTGCTGTCTTGACAGAAGCTATAAATTTAGTTCCTGGCCTTCTGGATGCTCCGCCATGTGGATGAATAATAAAGTTCTCTAACCTAGAGCAGCCATTAAAGTATTTGTTTACATCTGTCCTTCCATCTAACCTAGGTGATAGTTCCCCGGCTGTGAAGTTTGTAAAAGCATGACTAGCTTTAGCCATATTAAAACCTTGAGTTAATAAAAGTTGGGGTTGCTACTCCTGCATTATTAGCATCTGTAATAATGTTACCTGGCGAACCTTCTGTTGCATCAACAAATCTTGATTCAATTAATTTTTGTTTATAGTTTGCTTGCATTTGTGTTGATAAACTTACACTTCCTATTAATGGATAAGCTAGTGCAGCAGCTAAAGCAGCCGATAAAGTCTCTAGTAAAGAATGGTCATACTGATTGGGATCTAAAACCCGGCCAACATAAATAAGATTGACTGTTCCTTCATCCGTTAAAATCTTTCGGCCTTCCACTTTATAAAGAAAGTCAGCAGTTTCTAGGGTTAAAACCCTTAAACAATATGGATCAGTAGGCAATGTATATTGGTATGTGTATTCAAAAGCAGGCGCAACAGAATCCGCAGCTAAAGAAGCTCTGTTAACAAGACAATTCCAAGGATGTGATCTAAATACTGTATCTCTTATAGAGTCATATCTTTGGTTACAAAGCCTAGCGGCTTTAGAATCTTCAGTTAATGAGCTGATAACACTAGCGCCTAAATCAATTAGAGCATTGTTACATATATCAACGACTGATGGCATTTTAAATTCCTAATAAAAAAGGCAGCATATGGGGTTATGCTGCCTTATACTTAGTTTGTTAGTTCACAACATATTGGATTATGAAAGACATAGTACCCGCAGTACCACCGGTTGCAGCAAATGTTGCTGAAACAAAGTAATAACCACCTGGATCATCTACACCCGCCATCTCATAAACTTTTAATCCGGTTGTCTCAATAGCAGCAGCTTCGTAACGAAGTTCTGTCATTGCGCCTTCATCAGCTACAAGAGTTGCAAAGTAATCTTCATCTACAACAACACCGGCTGATGTGTGTAAACCAACATTAAATGTGCATGAACCACCAAGCGTATCTGATCCGACTTTTATCGAAACAATAGTTGCGTTAGATGGGATCTGAGCAAAATAAATAACATCATTGTCGGTACTATCGCCGGCCAATAATTCAAATGTACCTTGCGCAATTCTCATTACACCTTGATACAAACTTGCATCATTCATTACTACAGGAGTTGCTAAACTATTAACAACTAGAGGTGAGTTTCTTACAGTCATATTCTAGCCCTCCTTATGCTGATTCATCACATAGAACAGAAACCACTTTAGCTTCTTCCATGCGAGTTGAACCAAATGTTGAACAATAAAAGACCTGAGTTGAGTAGCTTTTGTCAGCTCTCTCATCAATCTTCGCCATTACGTCTTTTCCAACAGCAAGCTTTAAGCCATCTTCAGCCCATGCAAAGCAAGTTCTGATACTTGAAGCCACCGCTAATCTTGTAGACATGATGAATTTGAAACCCATAAAAGTATCAACTTCACCTTGAACAAGAGCTTTGATGTTAGAAAAATCGCTTGATGTTACCTGGGTTGTACCAAGTAAAGCTTCGACCTGAGCCGGAGCTACAGCAATATATCTTTGAATAGATGGATCTACTGAGCCATTATCTAAGATTCTTTTTGCCGCAATCAACTTTGCTATATTTAAATCAGCAGAGCCATGAGCGATAATATTACCCGCAGTCATGTCTGTTGTAGTACCACCAGAAGATCCTGTTAAAGATGATCCTGTAGCTGCTGCTATAATTGAGTCATCCATAGCTCTGCCCATTGCAGCGGCTGCCGCTTGAGCATAAGTCGAAGTCGGATCAATCAACATTCTTACTTTGTCAGCATCATCTATAAGATCTGCCCACTCGTAAGTGTCCATTGTTACCATTCTTCTTGAATGAGGTGTATCCAGGATTGATGTATCTTGGTGTCTTGATGTTCTCTTGACAGCCGCAACACTTCCAACCTGGTCGAAAAACGCTTTCTCACCGGTTACAGATTCTTCTGAAACAGCACCACGAAGCAAAGAACCTTTTTGCTGTGATAATAACTGAACATTAGAACTGAACTGATTAACGAAAGCTGTTGTGATTTGTGTACTCATAACACTTTCTCCGTTAGTTTAAAGTTAAAATTAAAATTGAAACGCTACCTGGGGAATCCAGACGTAAGGTTGTTTGTCTTTTGCGAGGGCTGTTGCTTATCTCGACTTTTGTTTTGTTGCAGTCTTAGTTGAAAGGACCTCTTTAGGTTTATCTTCCTTCGAACACCACTCCAAATACTTGTCAGCTCTTTCAAGCGGATCATCAATGATCCTGCCAGATCCGGTTTCCAGGACTAACCTTAAAACCTCAAGCCTAAATTCTTTTATACTGTCACTCATTGTGTTAATTGCTCCGCTATTTTAAGCGATTCATCAACATACCAGGAATGTTCTGGATGCTTAGCATCCCAGAATGGTCCATCTGTTCTTCTTATATCCCTAAGTTTTTGCGTTAATTCATCATTAGTTGGCGCACCACTCATTTTCGTGCCTGCTAAAGTATCTTCTCCAACCTTCTCTTTTAGGAATCTTCCTAACTTAGACATCATTCTTATAACATCTGGGTTATCTCCGAATAAAGATCCATCTTCCATTTTAAGATTTACAATATCATCAGTTCCAAATTCAGAAAGAACACCATTACCCAGGGCAATATTGTCATCAAATGCTGCGCCCATCTCACGCTTGAGATTGTTAACTGTTTCTTCTTGCCTTACCACCATAGCGTTTGGATCTGGTAAAGATTTTTCATTATTCTCGTTAAACCAATTTAACAAACCTTGGGCTTGTTTTGGCTGTAAACCTAATTTGTGTGCCACATCCTTGTAGTTTGTGAGCAGCTCAACATTTTCAACCTGGCCTTCTGATATTTTGTTTTGAAGTTCATAACCAGAACTATCAGCCGGTCTGCCCATTTTATCATAGACTAAACTCCAATCATCATCAGTTGCATATTTGCCTGGTATAGCAACTTTATCTGCACCTATTAAAGATTGAGCATTAACAAAAGATTTAGCTAGTGATCCTACATCCTGGATTGTTTCTAAACTTTTATGTCCTCTAATTTCTTCTGGAATTTCTGTGCGCCAATCAACTTTAACCGGCTCGACAGACGTTGCTTGTCCGGTTTCTACCGGTGCATCCGCTACCTGTTCTTCACTCATGTTTCCGCTACTTCCTCTCTTTTAGCTATATCCCGCAGCATGGATTGCAAAAATAAAATTACTGTGCGCTGCCCTTCACAATATGCAGTTTCATGGGAGTCATTATGAAATGTAGATCCCTGGATAAAATATCTTTTTTGTAAATCTTCTAAAATTATTCTGCCATCACTTGAGCTGAACAAAGTTTTATAAGTTTCTCTTAAATCATTCTGGCTCATTACTGAACAGCCTTAACCATAGGAGCTGCATTGCCTGCCGCTTCAGCAGTCTGCATCATCTGTTGTTGTTCGGCTTGTTGTTGCTGAGCTGCTTGTCTCTGTTCTCTTAGTTCTGCAATTTCTTCATCCCCCCTAACAACACTAGCCGGGATAGATAAGATCTTAATCATTTCCTTAGTCATTCCATCTGTATCAATAAAATCTAATACACCAGGATCAACTTGTGCAAATGGGGATACCATTTCAAAAAATCTCATCATAGATTGGACATCACCCTGGCGCTGAGCTTTTGCCAATGGGCTTACATATTCAATCTCAATATCACTATTACTCATAAATTCTGGAGCGACCTCAAAAGCTTTTTGTCTTGATAGTATATTATAAGTT